TTTTAAGTTCCCAAACTCTTCTCCAAGATACGCACAGCAAGGCTTAACACGCCCGTTAGGCTCTGTATTAAGATGTATCCACGGTACTACACAAAAGTTATCTTTATTCATATTGTATTAAACCATTTAATAAATTCTGTTGGGAATATACTAGATAATGTAATATTTTTTCTATCAGCATATTGTTGTGTAAAACTTTTCAAATCGTGTTCCTTATTTTCTTGGCTATCAGTATCTTCTTGACTTCTATTAACGTTACGAAGATATGTTATAATTCTTTCTATTTGATTAGTTTCAGAAAAACTAAGCCCGTCAGCAGTACTTAGCCAAGTTTTAATTTTATCTGCTTGTGCTTGTTTTAGATCATCTGGCAAAACATTTAAATTTTGAAAACTAGGAAAGCGAACTAGATTAAGACTCATATGAAATTGATGACCTCCAAACTGTTTACGTAATTCTAACATGTCTGTCATGAATTCTGTTATTGACCAAATACTCAAAGCACTGATAGTCATCATTACATGAATCATATTGTATTGACCTTCATTAGCAAATCGAATTAAATTGTTTCTCCACAAACTGTAATCTAACCCCCATCTAATAAACTCTGCATGAGCGCCGTATCCCTCTCCACTAGTGTACAGATCAAATTTCTTAAATTTTTTACTAGCATCAATAAGTTGGTTTAATTTTACCACATCCATTATAAGATTACTATTAACAGCAAAATCAAAATTTGTATTTTCGCATTCGTCTAATAGTTTCCAAAACCAGGGACTACGTGTAGGTTCGCCTCCGGTAATTCTTAGTTCTTGCAAATTAGTTTTAAGACTACCATGAAACCATTTAAAAAATGCTTCAATATAGGGATTGTCTTCATTTTTGATACCATAAGGCAATGCACGATCCCCAGAATTTTGAAATGCGCCAGCGCCTGATGTTTTCAAATCTTTATATGGTCCGTTAACTTTAATATCACTGGCCCAGGTTGTACTAAATTCTGAATTACAATAAGTGCAACTTAGATTGCACAAATTATCAAAACTGATTTCTAATGTTTTAGGATCAATATCTGCCTGAGGATCCAATTTAGATAATTGAAGTATTTCAGTTTCTTGGTAAATTCTAGTTTTGTATACACGGTCACTATAGATATCAGGCTCTGCATTATCTTCAACCGTCCAACAATAAGCACATTCGGCGCTTCGCTTACCTGTTAACATTTCTAATCTTCTATCTTTTTTGAAGGAAGTATTATGTAATGCGCTAGGATTTTTCATAATCTCTGATACTGATATACTATGAGCTGGTGGCAAATGACAACTAGCAGTGCGACCGTTGCCTAACCATATAGTAGCATTGTACCACTTAGCCGCACAGAAACTAGGGCTAATTTCGTTAATGATTTCTATTGTACGTTTTACGTCTGTTGGCATATTTTATAAAATTCTGTAAGTTTTGGAAATACTTTATTAAAATCTGTATCACGTCTTTTATCATATTCAGTGATAAATGCAGCAAAGTCTTTGCGCAATTGTTCTTGGTTGCTATTAGATTCATTCATGTAATCTACCATACGTCTTAGCTGGTCAACTTCGGAAAACATTAAAGTAGCGTATCCGTCCCAGTCACCTCTTTCTTTAATTAAATTTTCTATATCTTTTGCAAATATTTTTTTTGTTTCGTCATCCAATAGTGTTAAGGATAAAAATTCAGGATAGCGTAAAAAATTAGTCATGAATTGTACTTTATTGAATGTAGCTTCTTTATTGTATTTTCCACGAAGATCAAGAATGTATCGTATAAAGTCTGTATATGTAGTTATGCTTGTTAGATTAACTGTGGTCATGATTGCGACAATAACGTTCGTATTGTCTAGAATTTTTTCTAGATTATTGGTCCATCGATTATAATCAAGACCGTATCTTATATATTCGCCTGCTGTACCCGTTGCTTCACCACTAGTGAAAAATTGAAATTCTTTAGAGTCTCTGGAAATATTTTGAATTTTAGGTATTAATCTATCTATTAAATCGTCGGGGACGCATAGATTGGTGTTAAGAGCAAAAACTAGATTGTCATTTGGATTTGATTCAATGTAATCTAGCATCTTCCATGCATCTTTACTTAACAACGGTTCGCCTCCAGTTAATCTTAATGTGTGTAGATCTGTATACAACTCAGGCCACCATTTCCAAAATGCTTCTACATATGGATTATGTTCCTTAATTGGAATAGGCATCTTTCCTATTTGTTTAAACCAATCAAAATTATTGTACCTGGTGGATGTTGGGTAAGGCCCGTGACTGTTTATTTCTTCGTACCATTGACTGCTTAAATCGGGGCTACAATATGCACATTTAAAATTGCATACATTACTAAAGCTAATTTCTAAATACGCAGGATTAACATCTTGTGTTTTATTTTTTAAGACAGAATCAAAATTTATTTTTGCCCAGGCCGATGCACTTTTATAGACCCTGTCACTAATGTGCCCGGAATCTTCTGCCTTCCAACAATAATCACACTCGCTAGGACGTTCCCCATCTAACATCTTTTGCATTTGTTGTTTTTTAAATTGAGTATTATGTAAGGCTTTAAAATTGTTTGATAATTCAGGTAGAGGCACTTTATGTGGGCTCGGATGGTGACAACTATGATTAAATCCATTTTGCAGATAGAGTGTTAACTGATGCCATTTTGCTAGACAAAAACTAGAGCTGACCGAATTTAGAATTTCAATGACTTTTTTATATTTTTGTTCTTCATTTGACATCGTTAAATATTCCTTTGAGCCAATCAAAGTCATTAATTTTTACTAATGCTTCAATATTTCCTTTATGTGTTTCGCCATACTTTCTACCTTCCTTGGCTCCTCGTATTGCATCTTTGCCAAACGGCTTTTCAGTTCCTAAACTACACCAGGCATCTAATCTATCCGCTGTTTCTTTATCATTTTGACGATCAATTGATCTGCTACTTAGTTTAACACATTCTCTAAATGCCGATCGCCAGCTACTGAATGGATCTGTATTAAACACGGTAATGTTGCTAACTGACGGCATTGCTTTAAATAATTTACTGATACTGGTAGTCATATCAGTAGAACTAATGTCCATATCAATAGTTAGTTTACGAGGTAGTAACTTTACACCGCCATACCCATAGACAAGATTGTTAATTGGATTTTGGCTAGACCACACAAAAACTGTAGAAGTTTGTTTTAGTCTATTGCCGGTATCATAATAAGGAAAATACTCAATACTAAAATTAAATTCATCTACAATTTTAGCATCACCGTCAACAACCCAAAACATCTCTGTGGTTGCTAATTCTGCTGCTTTAACGTGTGCCTGGTGTATACCCTTAACTCCATGAATACGCTTTGCCCTAGGAAATGTTTCTTTGAGCTTTATAAAATTGTCGTCTGCATTAGGTTCATTATAGCTGATGAATACGATATCAAAAGGTTTAGGTGTTGATGCTTGAACGTCAACTTCTTTTTTATTAACAAAGAATCTGTGATCAAATTCTTTTTTACTTATGATTGTATTTTTAGAAAATAGTACTATACCGTCATAGTATTCTCCGTTTTTAAATACGTGAGTTATATTTCTATGAAATGTATCATATGTGGGTACGTAATAATCAAATTTAAAATCTTTAGCCACATTAATATCATCCCACAGAGCCCAAAACATTTCTGTTGGGGACAACTCTTTTGCTTTTAAATAGTCGTCGTATGTTTTTATATTATAAATTTCAAATGACCTAGGGCGAGACGCAACTACGTCTATTTCTTTTTTATTCATAAAGAATCTGTAATCAAATTCTTTTTTAGTTATTGCTACTTTTTTAGAAAACAAACATAATCCATCAAAATATTCACCGTTCTTAAATACATGAGGTATATGTTGTTCGTATTTTGGCACATAGTAATTGTATTCAAAATCTTCAACTACTTCTACATCGGGCCAAACTGCCCAGAACATGCCTGTAGTTGAATTAGCCATTGCTGTTAGATAGTCATCATACGTGGCAATTTCAAACTTGTCAAATTTAACAGGCATACTTGCCAAGATTTTGTACTCTTTTTTGTTTATTATGTGACCATAGTTAAATTCATTTTCTGATATGTTAACTGACTTTGGCACTAGCATTACGCCATCGTAAAAATCACTGTTCTGAAAACTATGAATAATATTTCTATCATATTGATTATGATGACTAAAGT